TCGGCCAGTCGACGGTGCACGAGAAGCGCGAACAGGCCGACAACAGCTTCCAGTTCATGGTGGATGGCGCCTACAAGAAGAACGGCATCATCTTCGCCTGCTGCGTCACCCGGATGCTCCTCTTCAGTGAGGCGCGGCTCCAGTTCCAGCGGATGCGCAACTCGCGCCCCGGGGACCTCTTCGGCACCCCCGAGCTGGCCGTCTTCGAGAAGCCCTGGAACAACGCGACGACGGGCGACCTCCTCGCCCGCGCGATCCAGGACGTCGACCTCAACGGCAACTTCTTCGCGGTGCGCGAGGGTAAGCGGCTGCGCCGGCTCCGGCCCGACTGGGTGGACGTCATCCTGACGGCCCCGCCCGCCGAGGCCGTGAAGAGCGACGTCGCCGGATACATCTACAAGCCCGATGGCGTGGACGACCCCGGCAAGTGGGAGATCTACCCCATCAGCGGCGAGAACGGCAAGGTCGCTCACTGGGCGCCCATCCCCGACCCCGCGATGCAGTACAAGGGCATGACCTGGATGACTCCGGTCCTCAAGGAGATCCAGGCCGACCAGATGGCCACCGAGCACAAGGCGGCCTTCTACCGCAACGCGGCCACCCCGAACATCGCCGTCTCCTTCAAGGAGACCGTGACGGAGGAGCAGTTCAAGGAGTTCATGAAGGCGGTCGACCGGAATCACACCGGCCCGTCGAACGCCTACAAGACGCTCTACCTCGGCGGCGGCGCCGACGTCACGCCCCTCACCATCGACTTCCAGGCCTTGGACTTCAAGAAGATCCAGGGTGCCGGCGAGACCCGCATCGCAGCGGCGGCCCGAGTGTCGCCCGTCGTCGTCGGCCTCTCGGAAGGTATGCAGGGCTCGTCCCTGAACGCCGGCAACTTCCAGTCGGCGCGCGACTCGTTCGCCGACGGCACGATGCGTCCGCTCTGGCGCTCGTTCTGCTCCTCCATGGAGGCGGTCATCACCGTCCCGGCCGACGCCCGGCTGTGGTACGACGACCGCGACATCGCCTACCTCCAGCGGGACGTCAAGGAGCTGGCCGACATTCAGGCGCAGGAAGCCTCCACGATCACGAAGCTGATCCAGGACGGCTACACGCCCGAGTCCATCGTCGAGGCGGTCTCCAAGCAGGACTGGTCGCTGCTCAAGCACACCGGCCTGTTCTCCGTCCAGCTTCAGCCCCCGATGCCCGACGGCCCGCCGGTCCCGGCCGGCAAGGTCGACCCCAAGACGGGGAAGCCACTCGCGCCCGCGGCCCCCGCGGCGAAGACCAATCAGGGCGCGCTCAGCAAGCCCCCCAACTCCCGCCCCGGCCGCCCGACCAACCAGGCGGCCGGCAAGGCACCGGCGAAACCGGCGGCACCCCAGTCCAAGCCCGCCCCGAGAAAGTAAGGATCGTAGATGACGTTCATCGAGCGGGCAGTCGACTTCGAGCCGCTGCCCGAAGAGGAGCGTGCGTCGAATCAGGGCGACGGCAGGACCCTGGAGGGTTACGCCGCCGTCTTCGACGCCGACACCGAAATCAACTCGTGGGAGGGCCACTTCAAGGAGCGCATCGCGCGCGGCGCCTTCCGCAAGACGCTGAAGGAGCGCACGCCGGTCCTCCAGTTCGACCACGGCCATGACAGCAGGTTCGGCAACCTCCCGATCGGCTCCTTCGAGCAGATCAAGGAGGACAAGCACGGACTACGCGTCCAGGCACGGCTGTTCGACCACGCGGAACCGATCCGCGAAGCGATCGCGGCCGGCGCCGTCTCTGGGATGTCCTTCCGCTTCCGGGTCGTTCGCGACTCCTGGGCGGACAACAAGGGCAACGAGATCAAGGACCGCAACGAGCTGATCGAGCTGCTGTACGACCCGAAGTCGAAGCGCGGACCCCTCCAGAGGACGATCAAGGAGGTCAAGCTCATGGAGGCTGGCCCGGTCGTCTTCCCCGCGTACCCGCAAACCACCGTAGGAGTACGGAGCATGACCGACGACGCACGCCGACAGGCCATCGAAGAGATGGTCCGCGAAGGCGACCACCCCGAGGTCACCGAAGAGGAGCGCGAGTCCGTCTCCCTGCGCGAGGTCATGGAAGACCTCGGCGTCACGGAAGAGGAGCTGGCCGAACACCTCCGCGCCGAGAATCCGTTCGCCAAGAAGAAGGCCGGCGACGACCCGAAGGCGAAGGGCGACGCGCCCGCCGACGACGACAAGGCCTGCTCCTGCGACAAGGTGAAGGGCGACCACAAGGTCTCCGACCACCCCAAGAAGACTTCCTCCGGCAAGGGCGAGGCCAAGCCCACGGAGAAGAAGAGCGAGGACGACACCTCGTCTGCCCCGGAAGCGGGAGACGACGCCGCCGAGCCTCGCAGCGAAGACCCGAACGACGCCGCCCAGGCGGGCACCTCGACGGGCATGACCAAGAACGCACGTGAGCGGGCCATCCGCCTGCTCGACATCTGAGGAAGGCTCAGAATCACATGACTCTCGAAGAGATGAAGGCCCGCCTGGCTGAGATCCAGGAGCGCCTGCGCTCTATTCACGAAGAGGCCGGCGAGTCCGCCCTCTCCGAGGAGCGCCAGACCGAGTGGGACAACGCCGAGACGGAGATGACCGGCCTGCGCGCCGACATCGCCAAGGCCGAGGCCCGCATGGAGACCGTCCGCAACCTGGGCGAGAAGAAGGTCAAGGACGCCCCCGCCTTCGTCCGCACCCACACCGAGGCCGAGATCTTCGACCTCGACGACATCCGCAAGATGTCCTACTCCGGCGACGACTTCCTGGAGAAGGTCTCCGACAACGCCAAGCGCGCCATCGAGAAGGCGAAGTACGGCGTCAAGGACACCGCCGCGGCCCAGGAGCGCGCCGAGGAGCTGCTCGACACCGTCGACAACGCCAACCGCGAACTGGCCAAGCGCATGCTGCTCACCGGCTCCTCGCACTACGAGAGCGGCTTCACCAAGCTGCTCCGCCACGGCACCGACGCCTTCTGCTCCAACGAGGAGCGCCAGGCCCTCGTCCGCGCCGCCCAGCATCTCGGCGTCGGCGGATCCGACACCGGTGGCGGTTACGCCGTTCCCTTCCAGCTCGACCCGACGGTCATGCTGACCTCGGCCGGCGTCGTCAACCCGATCCGCGAACTCGCGCGCGTCGAGACGATCGTGGGCAAGGAGTGGCAGGGCGTCACGTCCGCCGGTACCAGCGTCTCTCGTGGCGCTGAAGAGGCGGTCGCCCCGCCGTCGAACTTCACGCTCGGTCAGCCCACCCTGCGGACCAACAGGGTCCAGGGCTACACCGTGTTCTCGATCGAAATCGACCTGAGCTGGAACGCTCTCCGCTCGGAGATCACCCGGATGCTGGTCGACGCCAAGGCGCAGGAGGAGAACTCCTTCATCACCGGCGACGGCACCGGCACCAACCCGGGCGGTGTGGTCGGTTCCGCCGACATCACCTCCGGCCAGGAAGTGGTCTGCGCGACCGAGGACGTCTTCGCGGTCGGCGACCTGTACGCCACCGAGGAAGCCCTGGACGCTCGCTGGGAGGGCAACGCCTCCTGGCTCGCGCACAAGTCGGTCTACAACAAGATCCGCCAGTTCCCGACCGACGACACCGGCAACATCACCAACGTGTTCGCCGAGAACCTGCGTGAGGGTAACCCGCGGACCCTGCTGGACTACCCGGCGTACCGCTCCACCGCGATGAACAGCTTCACCACCGCGATGGCGACGGACAACAAGGTCCTGATGGCGTTCGGCGACTTCAAGCAGTTCCTGATCGTCGACCGCATCGGCATGTCTGTCGAGATGGTCCCGACCGTTCTCGACGCGACCACCGGCCGCCCGACCGGTCAGCGTGGTGTCTACACGTACTGGATGAACAACTCGAAGATCCTCATCCCGGGCGCGTTCCGCTACCTGGTCAGCCAGAACGCTTCCGCGTAACACCTTCGGGTGTCAGGGGCTGACGGGGCGACACTTTGAGGTCGCATCACGTCAGCCCCTACCTTCCAGGAAGGATTCAACTCATGTGCGAGGTTACGGTTTCGAACGCCAAGAGCGTTCTCCCGTTCTTGAGCTTGGATGAGGTTGACACGCTCGGAGCCGGAGCCGTTCTCGACCTCGGGGGTGTGTCCAGGGAATTCACGATGCAAGTGAAGATCGCCGGCACCTCCGGAGAATTCGGTGGACGCCTGGAGGGCTCCCTGGACGGCGTCAACTACTACACACTCGCCACCGCTTCGGGTAATGGCGCCGTTTCCTCTGCGGGTGCCCACCTGGCTCGGTACGTCCGCGCCATGGTGACCACCCTGACCGGGGACTACGTCATCACGGCTTACGTAGCGGCCGGAGAGGTCTACTAGAAAGGGGGCACCATGGCTGACCTCGGCGCCCCCTACGTCGATCTCGATCGGCTCAAGGACTACCTGAAGATCAAGCCCGACAAGATCGAGCAGAACGACAATCTCAACGACGCCATCAATGCGGCGTCGGGCGAGATCGAGAAGCACTGCAACCGTCAGTTCAACGCGGCGGCGACGGCGACGGCGAGAGTGTACGCGCCCGAGTGTCGCACGGAGGTGTACGTCGATGACTTCTACACCACCGACGACCTGATCGTCGAGGTCGACACCGCCGGCGACGGCACGTTCGCGACGACGATCCCCTCCTCGGGCTACGAGTTGTACCCGGCGAACGGCGTTGTCGATGGGCAGGTCGGGTGGCCGTACTACGAGATCCACCTCGTGGACGACTACTTCCCGGTCCACCACCGGCGCAAGAACGTCGTGCGCGTCACGGCCAAGTGGGGCTGGGCGGCTGTACCGGAGGCTGTGAGGCAGGCGACGGTCATCATCGCCGCGGAGACCTTCCAGCTGAAGGATGCCCCGTTCGGCACCGCCGGCATGGACCAGTTCGGCAACATCTACCACGTCCGCGACAACCGTATCGCCGCCGGCAAGCTGGCCCGATACTGTCGCCGACGGATCCCGGTGGGCTGACATGTCATCACTCGCGAACATCAAGAAGGCCCTTGCGGACACCATCGAGGCGCACATCACCTCGGAGGAGATCAACGTCCATACGTACATCCCGGACCGCATCAACACCCCGGCTGTCTGCATCGAGCCCCACATGTCGAAGTTCGACGGTGCGATGGCGCGAGGCGACGACATGTGGCGCTTCAGCGTCTACATCGTCGTGCAGCGCAGTGACGCCGAGGAGAGCCAGTCCAACCTGGACGACTTCCTGGAGTCGGCCGGTCCGAGGAGTATCCGCGAGGCGATCTTCAAGAAACCTGATCTGGGCCTGGAGGACTGCCAGGCCTTCGTGACCGGGATGCACGAGTACGGCGGCGGTTACCGCGACGCCCGTATCGACATCATCGGCGCGGTACTCCGAGTCGACGTTCACACGGACGGCTCTGTTCTCTGAAAGGAATCACTGAGCAATGACTGCTCGTGTCACCCAGAAGCTGGTTGACGACGGTACCGCACCGACACTCGTCGCTGCAACCGCGTCCGACACCTACGAGGTCGGCAACGGGAAGAACACCTTCCTGTACGTCAAGAACGGCAGCGCTGGCTCCGTCAACGTGACGATCGTCGTCCCCGGGAACACTACCTACGGTCAGCCCACTCCGGACCCGATCATCGCGGTCGCGGCCGGCGCCGAGAGGTGGATCCCGCTCCGCAAGGAATATGCCGACGCCGAGAACGCGGGTGTCGGTCGCTGCACCGTCACCACGTCGGCGCAGGACCCCGCCCTCGTGACGGCGGCTGTTCAGGTCGGCTGAGGCCGTCCAACTCCCTAGAAAAGAAAGGGGCCTTCAATGGCCAAGCTGGTCCTCAGGGACTGCTTCATCGAGGTGGACGGCACGAACTTCTCGTCCCACGTCTCCTCGGTCACTGTCAACCTGTCCAAGGACGAGATCGACACCACCAACTTCGGTGGCGACGGTCGTGAGCGCGCCGCGGGCCTGAAGGACGACAGCTTCGAGCTGACGTTCCAGACGGACTTCGCCGCCTCCTCCGTGGACTCCGTCCTGTACCCCCTGTGGGACCTGGAAGAGGAGTTCGTCGTGAAGGTCCGCCCCACCTCGGGCGCCACCTCCGCGAACAACCCGGAGTACTCCGCGACCTGCATCCTGCTGGAGTACACCCCGCTGGCCGGCGACGTCGGTGACCTGTCCACCACGGACGTCACCTTCCCCGCCCAGCGTACGGGCATCACCCGCGCCACCTCCTGATGGCCGGCCCGGACCTCGGCTACACGGTCCTCTCGGGTCCCGAGTGGGAACGGGTCATCGCTGCCCTGGGACGGGTCGACGAGGAGCTTCCGCACAAGCTGCGGGACTCCATCAAGGAGGACGCGGAGAACCTGGCCGACGTCGCGCGAGGGCGTGTCGTTGGCCTGCCGACTCGCGATGGACACCGGAAGCACCTCTTCGAGAAGGTCGCTGCCGGTGTCCATGTCGACGACCAGGGCAATGGCGGCGTCCGCGTCAACACGTCGATGCCTACGCCCAGCGAGGGCATCATCCCCCGAGGCCTTGACCGCCTCAAGGGCTGGCGTCACCCGTTGTTCGGAGACAAGGACCACTGGTTCTCGAACCCGGGTTACAGCTGGTTCGTTTCTACCTTCTCGGATGGGAAGGACAAGTTCGAGAGCGGGCTCAACAACGTCCTGGAGGCTGCGGCCAAGGACGTCGCTGAAGCCGGCGGAGTCGAGCTCTAAAGACTGGCACGGCCGGATGTTCGCGGGTGCTCCGGCCGTGCCTCAACACCCGCTACCCGCATAGGAGTCACAATGAGCACCGAAGAGCTGAACGAGAACGAGTACGTCTTCCTCGACCGGGACGAGATTCTGGAGATCGACGACATCAAGACGGTCGTCGTCCCCGTCCCCGAGTGGGGAGCGAAGGCGGCCGTTCGCCTGAAGGTTCTGTCCGCCATCGAGCGGGACGCCTTCGAGGCCTCCACCGTCACCACGAAGGGCGGCCGGCAGAAGCCCAACCTGGCCAACCTGCGCGCGCGCCTCGTGGCCCGCTGCATGGTCAACGCCGAGGGTAAGCGCGTCTTCGAGTCCGGCGACGTCGCCCGGCTGGGCAACAAGTCCTCGGCGGCCCTGGACCGGCTCTTCGCCAAGTGCCAGGAGATCAACGGGTTCTCTGAGAAGGACATCGAGGACCTGACGGAGGATTTCGACGAGACCAGCGACTGAGCTTCAAGTTCAGACTCGCTGCAC